CATTACTTGCCTCCCATAAGTTTATTAGCAGCTAGCATGCAGTAGGTTCTAGCCATTGATGAAGTTAAAAGATCATAGCCTGCACATTTCTTAACCAACTCATGATCCTTAGCAGTAAAGTCTGAAAGATTCTCAGCCTCCTGCATTTTATAATTCAAATCTTGAACTGACTTTTTACTTATGCCAGCTAGTTCAAATGGATCTGAATTTAATATTTCTTTTACAGTTTTATTCACGCAGTCTCCTTTAGTGTTTGTGAATTGCAGCGATTTCAGCATTGATCCATTCTGACCACAATCCATATTTATTTAAAATGTTTCTGACTTTTTTATTAATTCCAAAATCGTCAACTTCTTTGTTTCTAGTGTTGCCTCTTTGCCAGTAATCTCCAACACCTTTTCTATCATCAGCACCATCACAAAGAATTTGAAACTCTCCGCTTTGATGACCAAGATTTTCTACGGCATATCCCTTCATTTCTAATTCAGAATATGCAGCGCTTATATCTCCAGTTAATATTCTTTCACTCATTAAGCAGCCTCCTTTTTTAATTTTTTCCATCCAACATCAGCACAAAGATAATTAACTCCATTAAGAGAAACTATATCTCCAACGCTCATTGAAGTATGACCCACTTTAAAATTTTTATTTCTCATAGCATCCTGGAAATCTTTACCAGTACCAATGCTATCTCCAATCACACAAACTTTATTCCAATCGTTAGTGTATGAAAGTGGATTAACATCATCCGAGTTAAAAGATTGAAAAACATTTTCTAAATCAAATTTTACATTTCCACTTGGGAGATCATGACTTTTAACCACTCCCTCATAAACTTTAGTGTGAGTTTTGCTAAAGTCGTTTGAGTATTTTGGATGCCATCTCGTACAAGCAAGATGGTTTTTTCTATTTTGATAATAGACAGTTATATTATTCACGCAGCCTCCTTTACATTTCTCAGATCTATATTTTTTTTAGATGTAACAGTATTAAAAATTACATTACATCCATCTTCTTTTATACTTACTACATACATTGTTTGGTTTTTGTATTTTTTTTCGTATATTTTTAAGATTTTTATTTCTTGTTTTTTATTTGTTTTAGGATGTGTACCTAAATAAGTTTTACCTAATTTATAATCCATTAAGCAGCCTCCTTTAAGTTGTTTAAATAATTCATAGCTTTTGCCACAGAGTTAAAATTTTTACCCCAAACAGCATATTCAAGATCGTTGGTTCCATCTTTATATTTATAAACTTCAACATTTCCATTTCTGTCATCTGTGATTTTATAAAAATTTTTATTTTTTAGTTGAACCAAATAATCATCGTTATTGTTTTGAACATATCTTTTTTTAAAAATGATATTTGTATAAGTCATTAAGCAGCCTCCTTTAAATTGTTTCTATATAATTGAGCATTAAAAACTTCTCCAACAAATTGATGTTGTTTTAATTTCTTTAAATTTTTAAAGAAACCAACAAGAGCATCTTTAGTATTAACAATGTTAAAATGAGTAGTTTTTAACTTGATGTAATTTTTTGTAGTTGGAAAAGAATAGTCGTGATTACCAACGACAAAAAACTTTTTAATAAAAGCATTTAACCATTTACCTTTATCAGTAGCAGTACCAATCTTAGGTACTTTGTATTTCATCGGTATAGAGGTATGTAATTTTCTACCATACCCAAAACCTCTTTTGTGTTCTACAGTTCTTTTAAAATTAACAACTGTCATGCAGCCTCCATATTTAAAGTTTTCACATATTTTTTAAAGTCATTAAAACTGACATCACAAAGCAAAGTGCCGTATTTTTCTCCAGCATATAAAACCAATCTTTGCTCAACTTCATTGTGAAGAAAAGACATTGAAACAACGGCAACAACTGTGCCATTCGCTTTTAATTCTTTTATTGTTTGAACTGGGATGTTTTGATTTCTTCCCATTGAAATAGATTTATTGTTTAACTTCTCAAGATCTGAGAGATAAACAACTTGATATGATTTACTCATTAAGCAGCCTCCAGTGATGTTTTTGTGATTGTTTTTTTTATTAACCATACATTATTAATATAGGCATTATTGTCAATATGTCAATGGCATATATGCAAATAAGTTGACAATAAAGCAAATTAAAAATGGCGTAAAATGGGTATTACAACAATTAAGTTGTTAAAAATTGGTATGTTTAGCTAGATTATAATTCTAGCTGTTTCTTTTCATCCTTTAACAATAGTATATCTACTAAAGTTAAATGACTCATTTTAGAAAGAGCTGAAATACCAGGATGGGTACTATCATCATTTAGAAGTCTCGTTATTTTTTGGTTTAGAGACTTTCTCTCTTTCTTTTTTATCTGGATTTTTTCTTCCAGATGTTTGTAGTGTGTCTGCATTTGGATCTACCTCCTTTATGCGTTGAAAGTCATAAGATAAAGTTTTTTCACTTACAACTATCTTAGCAGCTGAACTTGGTACACCAGCCTTAGCAGCTGCATTCAAGTCTTTAAACATTTCTGTTGCACTAAACGAAACAGAACCAGACCAGAATTTTTCATACTTACCCATCTGGGTAATCTCTTTCTTTAATCATTTCTAAATAGTGAATGGCTTTATTGATGTCTTTTATTTTGCCTTTTTTTTTGTGTCTGCAGATGTATTTTATAGCGCAACCCTCTGAAAATTCAAGTCTATTTTCGTTTATGAATTGTGCTGGTTGGATCTTCATATCCTTGTAATGATCTCCATCGACTTGCTTTTCCAAGCTACTATAAATTATTGGTTTAAACATTTCAGAATTTGTCATTTTATTATTCTTATGCTCCGAGCTTTTCCTCTTATTCTTTTTAGCCATCCTCTTTCCTCTAAATTTTTAATATAAACATTAATAGAATTTTTTGATTTTAAACCTACCGCCACCTTAATCTCATCGTAAGATGGCGATATAGTTTTCTTTGCAATATAGTTTTTAATAAACTTAAAAAGTTTTAGTTGCTTTTCAGTTAAGCCATATTGCATATTTTCCCCTTAAAATTGATCGTTAAAATTATCTGCAGCAGGTTTACTGCCAGTTTTTTTAATTGTAATTTTAAGATCCTTATTTTCTTGGATATAACAAGATGCCTCACACCAGGTACCATCTATCGTAAAATTTTTACGATAAGGTTTTCCCTCTTTGTTTTTCTTATCACTATCCACTAACACTAAGTCTGGTCTTTTATCTCCAGCTTGTTTGTCAGCATTCCTTTTCATTGAAAAGGTACAGATCCAATTTGGATCCTTTGGTTTTTGAAAGTCAGCCATAATATATTATCCTCCTAATAGTTGCTGGTTTCTATTCTTAAAAGCTTTGACAATCTCGTCATACTTTTTAGAATTTTTTAATTTAAGCTCTGTTAAATATTTTTTATTTTGACTAGCGAGCTGATCTAAATTTGCTTTAGATGTAATATTTTTAATTCTTTCTATAATGATAGATCCATGGTTTAAATCTATTCCAATATTCTCATTCATGTTTTGTTTTTTATTAGATAACTCTTCATCTGAGTATACGTTGCCATGAATACCAAGAGCTTTTAATATTGCTCGATCCGCAGCTCTCTTCTCGGCTACAGCAACGGGAAAACTAAAATCATTATTTAATGGAGATACTTCTCCAAAAGAAAAAAACTTTCTATTTTTAAATGTGGCTATAGCTTTAACTACAACACATCCTTTTTCTAAATTACAACTTTGTAAAAATGGTTCTGTTTCTATTCCATATTTTCTTGCCAAGTTTTCTACTTCTAAATGTTTGATTGCATACTTACCATTTTGGATCTGCCACATACCTCCATTAGATTTAAGCTTAGCAATATCAGAATTTATATTTAGTATATCTACTACTTTACCCATGGTTCCTTTCCGCCAGCCAGGTTTGAATAGGAAACAGCACCCGCTGCGGTGTGCAAACCTTTCTTTACCTGGCTAACATCATTCGCATAGCTTTTGATGACTAATAGGGAGAAAAAAATAACCAGTAAAACAATTAATTGAAAAATACTGGATCTTTTTTTTCGTGCGAATTTTTTTTCTAAAAGAATAGATTGTATATTTAATACTTCTGGATTTTTCATAGATTCATCATCAATTCTATAAATTCAATAGTAGCAACTATCCCAAGCTCTATTGCTAGGATTGTATGATAGATATGCCAGACTATTCCATTTTTTAAATTTTTTTTTTTCATTAATTTAATTTCCATAATTTTTTTGCTATATCCAAATGCTCTCCCATACTTTTCCAAAAGAAATGAGTAAAGTCTGGAGTAATTTCATCCACCCAAGTAGATTTGCCAGCATGTTTTGCCATAATAGATTCTCTTTCATGAGCTACCCGTGCCATTTTATTTACATATAGTTTTAAGTTTTCTGGTTTTAATTCATCGCAATTATCTGGAGTAAAAATATTATATTTTTCCTCATTCATTACGACTAAGTGTGGTTTCTTTTTTTCCTGGTTGGCAAAGTAGTATGTTGCAACTTGTAAAATATGATCCTGCCATCCCATATAACCCTGGTTAATATTTGGAAGGGAGTAGGTGCTGGTTCCGTCTTTCTTGGGTCTGTTTTTCTTTCTGTGCTTAGTCTTAAATTCAATAAATGCGTTTTCATTTTCCATATCTATTCTGCCAGACACAGGAAGAATACAATTCTCTAAATCTAAAGAAATAGATCTCTCGCATTCTGTCTCTCCAGTTAATCCAACATCTTTAATTGCATTTTTTAAAGTTAAATAAGATTTTGCTAAACCCGCTTTGCAAATGTCATAAGATTTTTTATCTTCATCATCTACTGGTTTGTATAAATTAAATTCCTCTAAAACTTTATCAAAAACTTTTCTTTGTTTTGGTATTGGTTCTTTAACTAATCCTTTTCCTTTAATATATTTCCAAATATAATTTCCAAAAGTAAGAATTAACATTTCTCCAAGAGCTGTACCTGTAAACATTTTAGCATTTCCAGGAAGATTTCTTCTTTCCTCTTGAGACAAGTAAAGGTACTTATATCCCCACAAGCAAATCATCGTATTTAATTGTGTTGGACTCCAATGATTAAGTTTATACAACTCTACCCAGGCAGGTAGATCTTTGATGCTTTCTAAAAAGTCATCTGTAATTTTTTTAGCTTGTGCGTTTTCTTTTAAAATCATTGTTCCAAATCAATAGAACAATCTGTATTCATTTATTGAATCTTGTCAATACAAAATATGGATATATTAAAAAAGATGTATTTATGATACCTCTTAAAGTTGAATAAATATTAATACTTATACCATTATATTCACAATAAATATATACTTAAATCTTGTCAAATTGGTAATTATCCATATAAGTAAATCATGCAATTAGAAACATTTAGAAAATCAAAAAATCTATCACATAAAAAGCTAGCTGAATTTTTAGGAATTAAAGGCACATCTCCTGGATCAACAGTATTTCGTTGGTGCAATAAGGAGA